ATTACATTTTTTATATAGGCTCATCTTAGCATTGGACAGCCAGTATTACATAAGAAACATTATTTAACAAACTAATCTTTCTAACCTTCCCTTGTCTTTCTATCTATGTCAAAATAATGTTGCCTTATGTAAACTCGGCACGTATCATAATCAGTTCATCTTTACATTGGTATAAATTCAAATTGCAGTTAAAACAATCGCTCAGGGTGGCGCCCACCCACCGCACACCCATTCGCTAAAAAGATTTATTCTATCTCTTCATTGATCATTGAACATTGTAAATTGATCATTGCAAGCTGAAGTCTCCTTCAGCGAGTTTATATCTCTTCATAAAATATTCTTTACTAAACTTCACACCCATATCTGATAAAACTTTATCTCTATCAACACTTTCCTCAATAACCTTTTCTTTATCCAGCAGTTTTATTTTTGGTCGTTCTATGTTTCCGTAATTCAGCTCGCAATAGTAATCAATAATCTTATCCAAAGATGATTCAACTAATTTCCGGTCACTCTCTCCCAAAAACTGTAGCATCTCTTTATGCACTTCACCAGCTTTGTATGAACCGGTTTTCTCAATTTCTGTTGTAAGCGTCACGGTTAAAACCGCTTTGCTTATTTCACGATTGTGATACTTAACTAAATTTTCATAAAGCTGTCCAACATCAAATTGCGGACTCTCTTTTAACTCAATCCCTAACGCCTCATCAAATATAGTTATGTTATCAACCACCATTTGTTTTAACTGGTCTAAGAACTCCGTTTTCTGCGTTGCAGTAAACGTATTCGGATAACGCCCGATCAGATAAGGCATTCCATATCTTTCCATCATTAATTGCCAGTATTCAATTCCACCCTTCTTTAATGTTACAGGCCAGTAACAACGGCTCAAAATCTTTTCGCCATAAGGATTCGTAAATGTAGGTTTGTGTTGTGTTAACACAAACTTGTAAGGTGGAAGTTTTTCACCATCTTCAAATAAGTAAAAGCCGTGCTTATATTTTCTTAATCGTAATTCATTATTCTTATCAAAGATAAACCACTCTTGCGGCTTGCCTGTAATCTTATCAGGTCTCAAAATCTTTCCATCTTTCTTCCAGGTCAACTCAACAACAGAATACCCAAAGAATATAGCATCCATTATCTCAGATATTAAATCATTAAAATCAATATCCTCAAACACCTGTTCCAACTCCTTTGTCACCCTGAGCGTAGTCGAAGGGACGCTCTGCCCTTTACTCTCTGCGCTTTGCTGGATTTCATATTCCAGTTGCATCACTTGCATTTTTCTTTGCTGTATCGTAGCCATAAGATGAGGATCCATCAGCAAGTCACGATAAATTTCATAATCATATTCATTCTCAATCAATATCTTATCAGGATCAGGCAGAAAGTTTGTATAAGTAGTGGTTAAATCAAACCTATCCCTTGTTGCTAAATCGCTTGTCATAGTTTTGCTTGTTGTTATTGCTGCCATTTAATTCCTCTTTGTGTTTCCATTTTACATTGTAAATTGTTAATTGTGCATTCGGTAACGCCAGTACTTACTTTTAATTCTTCCACGTTCCAGATGCACAATCTCTTTCAAGTCCGGTGTCTTGGTCATTTTCATCGCATTCAGAAACTGAGAAACCGAATCAACAGTATCATCAAATTCACCGTTTGGAAACTCTTCCATCTCATCTAAAAATCCTTTTAACCAATGAGCATCTTTAGGCAGATAAACTTTACCAGCTTCAATAATTGGAGTAACACTGTGCACCCTCGCTATTTTATCATTCTCAACTTTTATCGGTTTAATAGGTAGTATTGTATTTCGTTGTAACTCCTGTATCAAACTTTGCCCGCTCGCTTTATCTTCAATCAATATCTCATTAACTGAATGCAGTTTTGCAAGCTCAACTACTTTTCTTTTAAGTTCAGGAAACTCAACCCTTCCACGCCAAACATCAATTAAATAAAAACCATTGTTAGTATAAACCCAAGTAGTACAAACCGAATAATCATTTTCCTGATTCTTCTTAAAAGCAGTATCCCAGCTTTGAACTTTCTTAAATACTTGTTGTCTGTAAATATCATTCTCATTTTCATAAAACTTCCACCAGTTATTTTTAATTATTCCGCTGCTTTCCTTTTCAACAAACTTCCCATAAATCTCTTGGTCCCTAAGTGCAGGTGATATTTGTTTTACAAGTTCATCAATATCATTCGGATCAAGCAAAGGATTATCATAAGAACTGAAGTTGAAAGATTGCCAGTCGCTATGCTCTTCGCGCTTTGCGCTATGCCCTTTTTCGAATAACTCGAAAAATAGGTGTTTCTCATTAGTCCTTTTAACACTCTTCCCTTTCGGCGTTCCACCAATTAGCACATTCGCTTTATAATCTAAGATCATAGGCAGTATACTTTCATTCCAAAGGCTTCGATTCTTTAGAACTATTCCCGCTTCATTAACTACAATTAGAGCATAACCAAATCCTTCGATGTTCTCAGGATTGTCAGCGCTTCTAAAATCACAAACCGCTTTACCAATTCTTAATTCATTTCTATTACCGCGATACTTCCAATAATTTTTAGGCAGTCCTTTAAGCACGGGTACAAAATATCTTTCTACATATCTTTCAATATTTCCGTAAATAGTATCAACCCAAAGAATTGGAGATACATCATTAAGCATTTGTTCAATTACATAATTTGCAAATCCACGCGTTAATCCAAAACGTCTGCCTTTGGCAATAACCTTAAATCTTTCAGGTGCATCAAATATCTCTCTTTGCTTATCGTGATAAGAAATGTCTAATGAAACTTGCTTTTTCATATCACTTTATTCTTTTTCCTTTTGTCTTTGATCTTCAATCGTTTTACGATTGATAACAATTTCATATTCCCCATTCTCATCAATCTTATCAGCTTGTCCCAAATAGTTCTTCCCCAACCAGATAAGCATAGATACATTTCCGGCAAGTGCAACTTCAATCTGTTTTCTTTTTAATCGTTGTTTAAGATTTGATTTCCCTTTTGTCAGGAAATTCTCAAATTTCCTTTTAAGGGTAGAATCGTCATAACCCAAAGCTTCAGCTATTTCTTTGTTGGTTAGTCCACAGGATGCAAGTTTTTCAACCTGCTTTTCGATAGGTATTTCTTTTTTAGCCCTCATATTATTTCTCCCATTTATTCGCTTTTTGAAAAGCTTTATTTTAGTCCATTTTTGCTTTATTACTTAAATAATTAAGGATATTATATAATTTTTCCTTACTATCTAATATAATATACGGTTTTTACTTGACTTTATCAAGTATAATCATTAAATTACAGTAGGGACATACATTTGTATGTGTAAATATTAAAAACATTAAATGAGGGCATTTTTCAATGAAATTTGAAATATTCAAAACTGGTTCACACACCTCAGATAAGGGGATTCAAAAAGAATACTCCCTTGACGATCTCAATTTTATCGCACAATCTTATAAACCCGATGAAGACGAAGCACCAATTGTCATAGGACATCCTATCGATAATTCCCCTGCTTATGGTTGGGTATCTTCTCTTGAAGTCACAGAAGACGGTAAGCTTGTTGCAGATGCACCGGATGAAAAATTACATCCTGATTTTCTTTCTGCAGTTCAGGAAGGTAGATATAAGAAAAGAAGTATCTCGCTCACACCTGATGGTAAGTTAAGGCACGTTGGTTTTCTTGGCGGTGCAGCTCCTGCCGTTAAAGGTTTAGCAGATATTCAATTCTCACAACCTTCATCAACAGTAATCGAATTTGAAATCGAAGAACAATCAAATGAAAATCCTCTTGAACTTGAACCTGAACTTAAACCTGATCCCTTCTCATTGATTCAATCTCAGCTAAACAGCATCAATGAAACAATAAAACAATTGAACAGTAATTTTTCAGAAGCTCAAAACAATGAGCTATCAACTAAATTCAATCAGCTAAGTACTGAAATCAATTCCCTTAAATCCAAAATCAATAAGTCAGAGTTTGAGAGCCTGTTAGATGCTAAACTTGGGGTAGGCTCTCTTACTCCTGCTATTAAAGATAAAATTCTTGCTGTTTCTAATTTCGCAGAAGCACATAACTTTAGTGCGGATTTTAGCCAGGATAAATTCAACAAAGACTTAAATGTTTTGCTCACCGATTTAGTCAATTCATTTCCCAAAGTTATCTACTATGAAAACTTTGCTGAGAAACCTGAATTTGAATCGGACAAACTAACAGATGAGTTTGCAAATTATTCAGTTGACCAGGAAGCAAAAGCATTGCACAACAAAGCTGTCGCATTATCCAAAAAAGAAAACATCACTTACCTAAGTGCAGTTAAAAAACTATCATTAACAAATAAATAAACTGAGGGTTCATTATGTCAACATTACAAAAGAAAAGAGTCGTAGATCCTGTTCTTACTAACATTGCACGCGGATTCAAAAACGCTTCGCACGTTGCAACAAATCTTTTTCCAATTGTTTCTGTAAATAAGGAAGGCGGCAAGATTCCGCAGTTCACAAAGGAAGCCTTCAAGATTTATAATACTGAAAGAGCAATCAGGGCAAAATCTAATCGTATCAATCCTGAAAACAGAGAAGAAATTGATTTTGTTTTAACAGAACACGATCTGGAATATCCAATCGATTATCGCGAACAGGAAGAAGACATTCTTCCTTTACGTCTTCACGCAACAAATGTAGTCACAGATGGAATATCACTTCGCTTAGAAAAACTTGCCGCTGATATTGCTCAGAACCTCGCAACTTATCCAACAGGCAATAAAGTCACTCTTGCCGCAGGAGATAAGTTCACCAACACTTCTTCAAATCCATTCACAGTTTTTGATGCAGCTAAAGAAGCAGTCAGAGCAAAAATTGCACAGCGCCCCAATGTTTGTGTTATCGGTGCTTCTGCTTACAACGCTCTCAAAAATCATCCAGCTATTTTGGATAGAATCAAATACACACAAACAGCAGTAATGACTCCGGCACTTCTAAAAAGCTTATTGGACTTCGATGAACTTTATGTAGGTGATTCAGTTTACTCAACTGATGCAGGTGTTTTTACAGATATTTGGTCTGATAACGTAGTTATCGCGTATGTTCCAAAAGCCAATCCGGATGCACCACGATCTTATTACGAACCAGCTTTTGCATATACACTAAGAAAGAAAAACAATCCTGTAGTTGACTCATATACCGAAGGTGGAAAAGTTGAAATTATCCGTAACACAGATATTTTTATTCCCAAAGTTGTTGGCTCAGATGCAGGTTATTTAATCAATGATACTAATGCATAATTATGAAACAATACTTAATCAAAAACTCAGATATAATGCACAACGGAAAATTGTTTCCCGAAGGCAGTACAATTAATCTCGATGATAAAGATGCTCAATCTCTTTCTAATTATTTAGCAGAGATTAAAGAAGTATCTAAAAATAATTCAGATCAAAAAACAAATAATAAAAGGAGTAAATAATGTTAACCGAACAACCTATTCTTATAACTTCCATTAAATGCACTGGCTTAACTAACATCGTCAAAAATCGTTTCATTAGTTTTCTGGGTGGAT